CCATTCTAATGGAAATTCGTGAGATAAACATAAGGAGTCTAGATATACCTGAACTCCCTGGTTATTTGATATCTCCAACGGTATCACTTCCACAAACACCACCCGTCACTACATTAATAGGTACTCCTATTATTGATATACCTGGGTGTGTGGAAGCACATGAGTCCAATAATTCAAACGATAACCTTATACAAGATGACCCGAGAGGAATACTTACGTTTTGTGATTCTGGGTTCCCTAGTTTTAATCCTATTCAGTTTGAACCGAACAGGATGATACCAACCCCGGTTCCACAAATTCCAAAATCAGAAGGACCTAAACCGAACATACCACCGGTACCAGAAATTAAACCACCACCTGTTACTACTGCTGCTACCATAGAATGTCCTACACCAATACAGGATACAAAAGAACCTGTAGGAACATACATCAATGGTTATAGAGACAAAATTATTGAGTATAAATTAATAGGTAGTGAGTGTGTTCAAATCACAGAGTCGGTAGGTATACCTCAACAAATTATTGCTGTTCTCCCTAGTGGTGGTCAAGTTGTATCTGTTGGTGGTATTGCGGTTATTGCAACGACATCAGCACTACTTGCAAAACCATTAGCAGATATACTACTGAAGATAGTTAAACCTACTGTCAAAAAAGTAATTAAGAAAATTGCAACTCTTAGGGGAAAGCAACCTAAAGTTCTATCACTACAAGAACGTAGAGAACTTCAAAGAGAAAGAACCGAAGCCATACGAAAATTAAGATCTGTTGTAAAACCAAAATAATATTATGGATTTTTTTGAAGAGCATCACAATACATTAGATGAAGATTTTTGTAAACATGTAATAGAAAAATTTGAAAACGATTCTAATTGTTTTCCAGGAGAAACTGGAGAAGGTGTTAATAAAGAGATAAAAGACTCTACCGATTTATGTTTCTACGGAGATACAAATTGGGAGAAAGAAGATAAAATATTTTACGATTCTCTTTCAAAATATACGACACCTTATATTCAAAAATATTATAATGACCGAATTTGGAATGCTAATGTTCAGTCATATGATACTGGTTATCAAATACAAAGAACGACACCAGAACAAACAGGATATGTGTGGCACCATGACTCGCTATCATCACTAAATCGAAACAATGAAGTCAGTGCTAGAATAATTACATTCCTCTGGTATCTAAACACTACTGTAGACGGATCAGGAACTACTGAATTTTATGATGGGACACATGTAACGCCAGAGGCTGGTAAGCTAATTCTATTCCCAGCAACATGGACATATTCACATAGAGGTCACCCACCTACAGAAGGATTAAAATATATTTGTACTGGTTGGATTTGGCAAATTCAAACTCTCTCAAGGTAAGTTAACCACCAATTGGTCCACCTAGGTCTTCTGCTTTAGTTGATGCTGGAATACTATGTCTATGTTGTGGTATGACACCACCCGGATTGGTTACAACTACATCAGCACATATCTTTGCGTATTGACTTTGAGGGTGGAAATAGATTCCTGCCTTCATCAACTCACCACAGTTTTTAAGACGAGCTATTTCAAAGTCTAAACGTTTGTTTGCAGATGCTTGTTGCATTAATGCAATGTTTGCTGCTGCAGCTTCTTTACATTGTTCTTGCAACTTTCTATCTAAAGGTTGTGATAGGGTTGCTGAGAACCCCAGAGAGAGGTTGTAATTATCTTTCTGACCAGTTCTAGTAGGAATTGTATACAAGATACTTCCTGGGTTATCTAGAGACCCGTCATCGTTTAAATCTCTCATATCATATACCGGGTCATCAAAGTATGGTTCATAAGGTTTGGCTGCAGATGCAGAACCAGTTACGAACGGTGTGATATTAAGAGTAGGTCCTTGACATGATATACCTCCACCATAGGTATTTGTAATGTATGGACCTTGTAAGACTTGAATGGCTTGGTTAGTAACACTACCAGATGAGTTTGCAACAGGAGAGGCAGTTGCAGAAACACCACCAACACTATCAGCAAGAGCTTTTGTAGGTGATAAGAAACCAATTCCAATAGATGCAAGTAACACCAGTCTAACTTGTTTTTTCAAGAATGTCATGCTTTAATAACCATTGTGTCTAAATAAGTTCATAGTAGTTATAATGTTCAGTCAATGAAAGTCATAGACTTATCTGGTAGTATATATGGTTCTCTTACTGTTTTGAGGAAAGATATACAAAAAACTAATGAGGAACAAAGGGGCCACTACTGGTGTAGGTGTGCTTGTTGTGGAGAAGAGAAACTTATATCCAGCAGCATCATAATAGGAAGGAAGGGCGTATTACCAAAGAGTTGTGGTTGTATGAAGAAGGCAGGTTATACACATCCCAAGTCAAGACCAGATAAGAAATATGAGACCCGCCTATTACATTATGCTTGGCGTAATAGTAGGAGAAGAGGAGAGACCTGCACCCTAACAGTGGATGACATACCACCTATCCCTACACACTGTCCTGTGTTAGGAATACCCCTAGTCCATGGAGGAAAGGGTGGTAAGAGTGTTGATAATAGTCCTAGTGTGGATAGAATAGACAGTAGGAAAGGATATGAAGTAGGTAATATTTGGATAGTGTCACAGAGGGCAAACAGAATAAAGAGCGATGCAACACTATCAGAGTTGAAGTTATTAGTTGAGGCGTTAGAAAAAGTTACTGGCTAAAAATGGAGGTAGTATCAGTTATTGACTCTACGACTGTTTCTCTTTGAATAATCGTTTGATTGCTTAAACCAGGACCGCGATAAGTTTCTGTGAATTGAAACGCTCCACCTGGAGTTGTTAGAGCGAATGATGGTCTTGATCCTACTCCCGTCCATGATGAGGTCACCCCTTCAATTGTTACTGTATTTGATGTTGTTTCTGGAGATAAATTACCTGATGCGGTAATACCTGACCCAGTAGCAGTATATTGATATCCTGTATTGTAATCCATTGAGTTGATTGTTTCTTGAACAATACTCGTGGTCTCAGTACGGCTTGTCATACTTCCTTGCGTGAAATTTGGCACGACTGGAACTGCCTTAACAGGTTGAGACAGTCCCTGAATGATACCAAGAAACAATCCAATAAAGATTATTTTCTTCATGACCATTACCGTATAGTAACTTCAGAAATATATTGTCCTGTAGCACTTGTTCCAGCACCACCTGCCGTTAACGATACGACTCCTGCCGAAGTAATAGTACCAGCCAAAGAGCCAGCAACACCCCCAGCTGTGGTTGTGGTATTTCCAAGCATGGGAAGAGACGGAGCAACTCCTGCCGTAACTGTAGTTGCCGTTGGAGTTGCATCACCTTCAAGGAATGTTTCGGTGAAGGTGAATGGTGATCCTGCAGTTGTGATGCTATAGTCACCTGGTGTATATCCCACTCCAGAACCTGGTGTGAGACTGCCCAAGCCACCAGCAGTATCCAAAGTAATGTTAGTCCCGGATACAGAATATTGAGAGCCGATTCTTTGAGACTGTGAAGCCGCACTATCAACTTGGAGCTGTACTGAAGAAGAAATTTTATGAGTAAGATCGGCATTAGCTGGTGCCGCCATCAAAAGCATACCAAAGATAAAGAAACATTTTTTCATTTATCTTTTTTTTTTTAAGTATATCAGTATTTAGAAATTTATTTTTTGTTGAAACATCTTCTCTATATTAAATATCTATTACGTATCACTACAAACATAAAATGGATACAAAGAAATGTACTCGTTGTCAAGCCACGTGGATAGAAGGTGTACACTACTGGGCGACAGGGAAGAAAGGAGACCCAGAAACTTTATCTAACCTTGTATGTGGAATTGCAGAAGACCCTAATTGTATTAATCCTTCTCACATCAAAGGTCATATCTATGGAGAGAAAGATACTTGGGAGAAGAGAAGATCGTTTATAGATAGACAGGTTAAACCGAATATTTAATTATGCCACGTGGTAATTTAACTCGATATGAAATGCTGTCAAAGGTGTATAAGTTAAAAGATGAACTTAAGGATAAGAAAGCATTATCAGAACAAAAATACCTTGCTGACGAATATCTCAACAAGGTATTAAATTATATAGGAGAATTTACGTATTAGATATAACTTATCTATCAACCGGGACAAGCCTAGTCTATAGGGAAACAGCCAGTTCGTCAAGTGGTTCCAGAAAAATTGACATAAAGTGGGTGGTTTGGTATACTAAATAAATATAGTTATCAATTTATTATGTCAGCAATTACCCTGTCTCGTGCTAGTTCTAACTATCGTAAGGTAGCACAGAAGTGGTATGGTCTGACAGATGAGCAGATGAAGTCGGTAGATATTCACCACAACCCACCTCGTAACCAAGGGGGACGCGACATACCAGAACACCTATACCTATATCACCATACATTACATGCGATGATACACGATAAGGATTACCTGGTGTGGGCACAGAAGAGTAGTGGTAACAAGACTAATAAAAGGGGTCGCCCACCGTCAAAGACAGAACCAACCCCAAGAGAACTTGAAGTTTTGCGGCTCCGTAACTTGGGTCATAGTCGGGCGGAGGTTGGTGCTCTAATGGGTCTAACAGACCACCAGGTAAAGAGATGTGTGATGGAGTGTAAGAAGTATGGTTGGGCATACACCGGTAAGTCAGGACCAAAGAGGGGGTCTCCAGCGAGGGGTGGAGTTCCCAAAGGGACTAACCAACCTAACCAATACACGAAGTGACACACGGCCCTTGACGGACTGACCAAGATGGGTTATTATAAATAAGTCGAGAAGTTACGGAACCAACACATTCCGTAATCATTTGTAACACGCCTTACCGAGACTAAACAGCGTGTCTAAAAAACAGTCTCTAATATCCACTCGCAAGGGTAGAGTGGAGATACTACTACCTAGTGTTCCCTGCACTAATAATTAACCCTTTTTCAAATGACAACCCTTACAAGACAACAAACATCACCCTGGCAGAATTTCTGCGAATGGGTAACTAGCACAGACAACAGACTGTATGTCGGCTGGTTCGGTGTGCTCATGCTCCCGACACTGCTTGCAGCAACTATCTGCTTCATTGTTGCGTTCATTGCAGCACCACCCGTCGATATTGACGGTATTCGTGAACCCGTCGCTGGTTCACTCATGTATGGAAACAACATCATTTCTGGTGCTGTTGTCCCAAGTTCAAACGCAATTGGTCTACACTTCTACCCCATCTGGGAAGCAGCATCACTCGATGAGTGGTTGTATAATGGTGGTCCTTTCCAACTTGTAGTCTTCCACTTCCTGATTGGCATCTATGCCTATATGGGACGTGAGTGGGAACTTTCTTACCGTCTAGGTATGCGTCCATGGATCTGTGTTGCATACTCAGCACCAGTCGCAGCAGCATCTGCTGTGTTCCTCGTCTATCCTTTCGGTCAAGGTTCTTTCTCTGATGCAATGCCCTTGGGTATTTCGGGAACCTTCAACTACATGCTCGTCTTCCAAGCAGAACACAACATCCTGATGCACCCCTTCCACATGCTTGGTGTGGCTGGTGTCTTCGGTGGTTCACTGTTCTCCGCAATGCATGGTTCACTGGTTACCTCTTCACTCGTAAGAGAAACAACTGAAACCGAGTCGCAGAACTATGGTTATAAGTTCGGCCAAGAAGAAGAGACCTACAACATCGTCGCCGCTCACGGTTACTTTGGTCGTTTGATCTTCCAATACGCCTCGTTCAACAACTCCCGTTCACTGCACTTCTTCCTCGCCGCATGGCCTGTAGTTGGCATCTGGTTCACCGCACTTGGTGTATCCACGATGGCTTTTAATCTCAACGGGTTTAACTTTAATCAGTCCATCCTCGATGGACAAGGTAGAGTTCTTAACACCTGGG